CATTTCGATCTTCGTCGGCGAGGTCGATATACACTGCGTCGTGGATCAAAAATGAAATATAACTCTTCTTACCTTTTAGCAACTTAAACACTTTATACGCCTGTTCGTGCACCATATCGATTGTGGTGCTTTGAACGATGTAATTCAGAGCATGGTGGTCGTCTACGTTCTCTATTACTCTGCCATAATCTGTCTCAACTTTACTCCCGTCCCAATACTTATCGCGGACGACTCTCTTGTTATAGAGCGACTCTAAGTCCTTGTTTTCCTTACTAGAATACAACCAGGCGAAGGTCTTGACCTTGGCTTCCTCTCTGGTCAGCTTGTTGTCAAAGATGTTGTCTACATTCCAGTCATGAATATCAGCCTGTGGCTGTTCTTCTCCCGCGAGGGCAAGGAGCGTACGCAACTCTGCCGCATTGAAGTCAAATTCCACAAACCAATCGTTCTTGGGACGAAGGCAACCACGGAACTCCTTGTTCATCGTGAGAATCGGGAAGGTGTTGGGGCTTGTAGCCAGGCGTCCAGTAACGGTGCCCCATGGGTTATAGTCACAGACATGATTGACGGTCTGCAGGGTGCGATGGAAGTTCTGTCCCCGCACTGAACTTAAAAGATGCTGGATTGGTCTGAGATATACATCTACTGTCCGGCTACGGATGTCTGCGAGCATCTCGACAAGATTATACATAGCAGTATAGTTTTGAGGACGACTTGTTGTGTCAAAGACGCTCTGGGTGATGCGATTTTTGATCTCCAAATACTGATATAAGAAATATTCAGGGACGACGTCATAAAAACAGTTTTCACCCAATGAAACGCCGGCAGTGTTGAAGGCTTTCAGACACGATTTAAGCGTCTTCTTTATCTTTTCCCAGTCCTCCTTCATATCTTCCGGACAAACGTCTGTAATCGTCGCTCCTTGGCTGTAGAGGCGTGCTAGTTCGTATTCGTTGCCGAGTAAATGTGAGGAGTAGTCCCAGGTCTCTCCCTGGAGGGGGATTGCTGCTCCGGGCTTGAGCACACTATCGGCATATATCCCCACACACTCTGTTTTAGAGTCCAGTACTTGAAAAAGCAATTCATCCCCTTTAATAAGTGGCGGTCTGCGGAGCGTAGATTGCCTGCGCTATTTCTGCCACTGTATCCATTATACGGGATTGTGGGCGCCTGTCAAGGGTTAAATTAATTCTTCTATAGTTCCCGGGATAGAGAAAGTCTCTATAAGAAGCGTTCACAAATTGTAGGATATCTATGCGCGCAGCTTGGCGGTCAGGGATGCTACGATATATCTCGTACGCGCGGCGTCTCACTTTTTTTAGAGCCGGTCCTGACTGCTGAGTTTGATTATAACGCAGCTGGGTGTACAAGTCAATTAATTCTTTCGTGTCGAGTCCTTCTGTGGCGCCGAGATCTTCGCGGCGATATATAACAGTTTCATGAGGGGTGGCGCAACCAGCACGATAATGCGTCTTCTCTTGTTCATAAAGAGGGTTGTTAGCTACAAGCTTTGTATATGCCCGGCGGATAAAGATTTCCAAATCACTAAAATCAGTGGCATAAGTTTGTGTAAAAAACGCGGGGAAGAAGTTATGAGGAGTTATGGGGGCGCCCGCATCGGTAAGGTAATAGGCGATATAACTCATGGCGGCATTTGAAAACAAATCTGCCGTAAGAATCCATGGCGCGTTTTTATCAATGAGAAAACCAAACTTCTTGGCCGCATTCGCATAAAAGTGAAAGTTAGGGTCAGCAATGAAATCCTGATATTTAACTGAGTCGTCGCCGGCGTCCTCTTGAGCGATCGCTATCTTCATACCAGAACCCATCGGGCTGGCTGCACTGGAAATTAAAAAGCTTGTCTTAGTGACAGGGATCTGCTGCGACATAACCCTCAAATATTCAAGAAACTCTGGCTTAAAGTCAGCAAAATTTTTAATTGGGCTAGTAAGTTTGCCTACATGGTTATTAATGAATGCCTGGATGAGTCCGTCGCGGTGGGCTTCCCATTTGGTGGTGGGGTCGACGTAAGCAAAGCGAGCTTTCAGATTAAAGAGATCGGGATTCCCTCGTTGATCAAGGCAATTAGTTATAAAAGCAGTTTGCATATGTCGAGCGAAAGCAGTAAAGGCTTTATCAACAAACCCCAAACAGTAAATTCCGGGGACAGACGCCGTTTCCATTTCCACCAATTCTCCCAGCCGGGGAATAATAGTGTTCTGATGGGCGTCGACACGACCAAAAAGATTTTTGTCATACCAGGACTCTAAGGGCTTTGCCACCGATGTTGGATATGCTGTGTCGGCATATAGAGCGCGCTGATAGAACTTCGCCCTAGGGGAAAGATTGTTGTTGCCGGCGGGGTCTATACGATCCTGTTCTGGGTAGAATTTATATCTAAAGCGACGCGACATCAGAGCTGCCAATCCACTTCTAACTGGTCTTCCGGGGGCTCTTCTTCTTCTTGGGAGGTTCCGGCGATCTCAAACGACGATCTCTCGGCCTCCGCGGCTGCTCTTTCGTCGGCGGCCATGTCGGCGAGCTCCGCGGCGGTCGGCAGGGCGGGGCCCAGGAGGGGGGCTTGGCCGCGGCCGGTCGGGGTGCGCTTCTTCTTCGCAGCAGGGACCACCTTTGCGGCGGCGACTGGTTTTTTGGAATCCAAGTTGATAGTGTCAGGATTAGCTGTCCCTAAAGCGTACTCTGGAGACGTGACGCCGCCGGCCTTAATGCTACCAACCGAGGAATCAGCAAACCCAGTGGTGCTCACCACAGTATTATCTTCGGCTGCGAAGCTTTGTCCCTCTTGAATTGCCGTTACCGACACATCGAATCCTCCAGCTGAGATCTCGTGCGAAACTTTACTAATTAGGTAGTAGCCTCCGATTCCCAGAAGCTGTGCAAAACTAGGGAGCACTCCAGACTGTGGTCGAGCTGCGCCGGCGCCGATGGCGATCGGATTAATAAACAAATACTGGCCATTGCGGTGTAAGTTGTTGCCGACCATCTCAATCTGAGCATTGTATAGTTCTCTCAGTTGGACAGCGGAGAGGGCGCTTGTCCTGCCAATGCGCGCCTCGCGGTAGTAAGGCATGTTCTGCCGTTGGAACTGAATCTTCTTAGCAATACCGCAGGATGCGCCCAAATAATAGTGATAGATACCATTCTTTAGATCGCTAGTGTAATCCCCCTTGGATGTTGGCTGCGAATCAACGCTATATAAAATCATGGAAGGGACAACGTGCGTGTCGTCGACGAAGAGTTTCCTTGAGATCATATCTGCTCTGTTTTTTGACTTAGCCAAGGCCTTCGTACTGATTACTTTTCCAGTATACGACTTATCCAAGTTAAAGATGCTAGTATCAAAACGAAGATGGAACTGAAGGGCATCATTGAAACATGCTGAATTAAAACTATGAGCTATCAATGATGAGCAAACTGCTTTGATGAACCCGAGAAATGGATATTTTTCCCTCTGGGATCTGACAACATTGTTAACAAACCACTCTTGGAAATACTCTAACGATATCGGCAAATTAGAAATACTCGTAGAAAATTTGATGTTGTTTAGTCCGCGGAATTTAAGAGGGTTGATGTCGGCCATGGCGCGGGTAATTATAGCGTCCTTGGCATTTCCACACCTAACATCTACTTCTCTTATTTGAAAGGCCAGGTGAGGATCTATTAATTCAATTTGTCCCAACAAAAGTTGAAAACTTCCGGATGAAGTGCCCTCTCGGGTAACGATGTTCTCCAAGTATCCCAGGATACCATCTATAAAGTCCCCAAGATAAAAATAAGGAATTTCTATATCAGACGTCGACATCGTCTTAAGCGATTTTGCAAACCCTAGCTTCTTGAGCTCCTGGGCGAACTCGGCGGTGTCGGTCTTGGCGGCGCCTTGATCAATCAAATAGGAGGCCATATCGTTCATACCATCTAGATCGGCATTGGTTGGGTTTTGTGGCTCAAAGCCAGCTTTGTAGAGATCACCCTGCATACGACGATGAGCTTCCCTAGCGCGTTGGGCTGGACTAAGGTCCTTTAAAAGTTTAAAATCTTTACGGGGCACCTTAAGGGAGTATATTTTACCGGAGGTATATAAATTACATAAGAACCTTTTGTACTTAAGAGATTTTTCTTTTTTTATAAGAGAAGTTAGATCTTCTAAAAGTTTCACCTTCTCATCGGTAAGAACCTTTAAGGCTGGGTCGTCCTTCGATGCCTCGCTGACCATTTTTGCTGATAGGTCCTTTATCTCTTTGTCTTTCTTATTAAGCGACTCTTCCAGCTTTTCAATTTTCTGATCATATTCCGTTCCGCCCGTAAATATGTCAGCGTTCGGGGCGCGGAGAATGCCAGACAAAGATGCCTGGTAATCAATATTCAATCCTACAGAACCATCTTCATTAAAGGTTAGCTCGTGGGTAGTGTTCTGAAGGTATAATGCGACGCGTGTCTGATTGATGGCGTCCTCTAGGTTTTTTCCATAGTCAACGCTTTTACCGCGGGAGCCGTCCATTTCATCTACAATATTTTGAAAGTTGGCCGGGGTGTTCCATCCGGCGACGATCTTAATTCGAAAGCGTTCCCCTTCATATTTAGAAGTGGCTGCTTCGACACAAGCAGAAGAGATGCTTTTCTCCTCTTTCTTTGCTTCTACCGAGGCGACCGGCTTATCCTGGAATGAGGTGCCGGAGCCGATAACAAGATCAAGATATCCCGCTTCTGATGCGCCGGCTGTCAGAGAGGTATTAAGAGAAAAGAAATCCTGAACTGTCTGGAAGTGTAGTACTAAATTGGCTGAAATGTTATTTTCTACTTCCGCAGGGTTTACCCCATCAAGATTCCAGCTGAACGATTTAATGCCGGCGCCCGGAAAACGACCATAATCTTTATCAGTAATTGCTTGTATGTCTCCGGGCTGGATGAAGACCGGGAAGGGAATCTCCGTTTCTTGGTACGGCACCAGTGTTTTATCTTTTTCATAGTCCACCCGATAAATCTTTATATAGGGTGTCAAGAGGGCATAAACATCGGGACACAAGTTTAACAAAGCATTGACTTCGTCGGTTTTTCCGCCATGGTTAAGATAAGAAATTAAGTTGCCGGGGGCTTTGTGCTGCGCTCCAATAATACCTAAGTTCTTATAAACCGAGTACTGCCTGTGGCGTGCGCTCTCTCTCCACTGGGTCAGGGGAAAAATATTTTCTACTAAGAAACACTGATCGTTGTATGGTTTAAGGGCCGCGGCGTTGGGATTGATTTTTTCTTTTATAAATACGCTGTCGGCGGCGCCCTTTTTGCCGGCGAGGGTTTCGTAGTTATTCTCCACGGCGAGTACGGCCTCTAAGGTCTTGCCCAATACATCCTTAATTCGCTCTAGAAGGTAGCCGGGATAGACCGAAGCAATAGCCGCCACAACTCGCATGTTGAAATAAGCAATCCTCTGTGGGAAGGTATTCGTTGGTTTAACCCAGTTGACGGATGTGTTGATCTCGGTGTCAGAAGAGTCGGGGAATCCTATCCATACTGTGCCCGGGTCCCAGGAGCCCGCGCCGATGCGTCCGGCTCGGTCCAGTCCTGGGAAGTCTTTCGTGAGCGACATGATGTCGGCGATGTAGGGTTCCGTGTACCCCGGGAGCGTATACTCTCCTCGTCCTGCTGAGAATGAGCCGTCGTCCCACACATCATACATCGCTTTCATCTCGGGTCCCGTATAAGCCGGGAACGTCTTCTTATAATAGTCGATGTGGTCTGCGGCGTTTGTGTCAATTACCCACTTGGAGTATTGCGTAAGCGCGTTGACCGGGGCCATGATCGGCATAAACTTAATAGCGCGCGTTCCCGGGCTTTGGATTCTAATGTTGTATTGCTTGATTCCTACGAAGGGTAGGGGATTGTTAGCTCCTGTGGCCCGGGCCGGGATTCTATTGGTTCCGGATCCGCCGGCGCCGAGAGACATCATTCCCGAGGCACGGTAAAGTTGTAAGAAAGTAAGTATATCTCTCTGCTGCAGCGCAGTTGTGGCAGCTCCTCCGGGCGATGAGCCGGCTTCTAATGTGGTCAGCAAATCTTTGCCGGGCCAGAAAAGAAAATTTGGTTTTGGGACGGTGGAAATCTGGTGTTTTGTACCCTTTTGCTCGTGAGCGTACTGGTTTTCGGTTTGAAAGAGCACGTTTTCGTACTCCTCGGCGAGCAGACGAGCGGACCTAGACGCGTCCGCGGTGGCGGACCATATTCTGGTGACTGCGTCGTGAAGGTTTTTCGCGTACGGGACAGCGGAGGACTGATTGCTCCACAAATCAGCGAGCACATCTTTATATCTAACTGGGTCAATCTTTCTTAGGGTGGCTTCCGTGGCGGGGACAGCGGGCTCATCGTCCGTGGCCGCGCTTCCTGATACGGCTTCCGTGAACGCCCACTCTGGCTTCTCTAATTCTAACCAGGCGTTGAGCCTGGGGATAATAATACCATGGTCCGGGGTGCCCGGTTTTGCGGCGCCGGCATAGAAAAAGTATTCAAATATATAGCTGTCCACGCATGCTTTAACTAAATCGCCGTTGCCGTTTATGCCGCCCGTGCCGCCCTCGACGAAGTCTTTTAGTTCTTTTATTGAATCTCTTTGTGCCACAGCCTACTCCATTATATAGGTTAATATTTTTTCCAGCGGGAGTGGAATGCGAATCATGTCGCCCAAAGACATATTTGCCTCAGTCGGTCTCTGATTGTAATGAGCGATCACCCACCAGTATTCAGGGTTGCCATAATGCTTCGCAGCCAGTTTATAAAAACGATCACCCGTTGACCAAATATGACGTACCTGACTTAAGGTCTGGATTTCTCTCACAGATGGGTATCTCATGACTCCGCTTTTATATTGTACGATGGACTTAAGTCCCCGGCGCTCGAGGAGGTGTGAGTATTCCTCTGTATCGTTGAGCACTAAACCTCGGTTGGTGTATCGGTTTGACATATTACTCCCCCCCCTCGCCGGTGATGAGGGACATGTCCACCTCCGCGAAGGACGTCGGAATACGTGAAGCGAAGCTCCCGGGACTAAACTGATTTGTAATTCCGGGAGCAGCACCTAGAGAGAACCCGCTGCCAAGCGCGCCGTTGAAGAAATCCTCATGAGTGGGCTGTTCCGGAGAAGCGCCAACTGGTCCGGGTCCGTGGGGATAGTTTCGCTGTAGTTCCTTGTTGCCCCCAAACGTTACGGTGTCTCCGCTTTGCGTCCAACCAGTTAGGTGAGTATGTAAAACAGTGAATTCTAATTGTACCGTGTGATTCTGATACGCCATGGCTCCGCCCTTAGCAAAAAACTGACCGTTCTCGATGACAGGCTGGTAGATGAACCCCGCTAAAAATCCCACTAGTTCTTCTCCGGTTGCAGCGTTTCGTGCCAAAGAGTTCCACCTAAGCTTGAGAAGGGGAGCAGCGGCAAGGACTTGGCTATTGCGTGCTGGGGACCTGGGATTCGTGGCGACGGGGTCTGAATAAACAGGATATAAGAACTGAGTCAGCGTGTTGAGCTTTTCGAGATTTTCTATAGCTTCCACGGAATCAGCCGCAATCACATCGAAAGCAAGAGAGAGCCGTCGAGTTGTTTTCTGGAAGGTGTATAGGTCGTCCATGCGACCATAGACTGGTGTTCCGGTCCACTGAGATTGGAAGTTGTCCGAAAACCCTGTAACCCATCCCTTAAAGTCGACTTTCTCGCCTGTAGGGATGTGAGTAACATGAATCTTAAATTCCTTGTCGTTGATGTTTCCTGGTTCTTTAGCTGCCATATTTTATTACCCCTGATAGAACGGACTGACCGCTTGTTTCCCTTGATGTGAATTCAAGGCTGCTATAATTTGTTTATTTAGTTCCTTCTCACCAATTTTAACAACAACATTTGTATTACCGGATTGTGTAATCGCATCAACGATGGGCTTAACAATCATTTTCTGGATCATCATACCGCCACCAGCGGCCAGCATTCCCATTGGACCCATCATTCCCATACCGCCCATAAGACCCATCTTTGCCAACATGCCGCCTTTCTTGGCCACTATCGCATTGTCTTTATTATCAATGGGGGTGACCTTTACGTCGCCTGTTGAGTTACGAGTGAAGAATCCATCTTCGACGGGGCGGTTCATGTAAGCCATGCCGCCGCCGATAAGTCCACCAACTCCAGCACCGATTGCGGTGCCGATGCCCGGGATCATTGAGCCTATCATTGCCCCCGTACCAGCGCCCGAGGCAGCACCACCGAGGACTCCGAGACCCGTGGCAAGTCCGGTCTTCCCGGCTTTTTGAGCCTTTCCGGCGCCATAATTAAAGCCCGCGCCCAAGAGCTGCCCGCCGATTGCGGCGCCGCCGCCGAGCTTCATGGCGCGCATAGACCCCCCAGCGGCTCGTCCAAAGGAGGCGCCCTGAGGTGCTACTGGGGCTGCAGGAGCTAGTCCTGGTACAAGTGGTTGTCTAAGTCCCCTGGCTCGGGCAGCCATTCGTGCGCCTGGTCCTTGTGCGCCGGTGGGAGCGGTCGCTGCGGCGGTGGCCTGGGCGGCAGCGAGTTGTCCATATGACGCAGCAAGCTCCTTAACTGCTAGGGACTGCGCTCTTGCCGCCCTGAACGCGATGGTCCCAAAAACTACCTTAAAGAGAATCGCGCCTACCAGTCCAACTGTGCCGATGATTTTAGCCAGACCTTTATTCTCTACGATGAACTTGGAGATACCCTTAATCCAACCAGATAAGGTTTCAATTGCTGGCGCCAAAGATACTACTAACGAATTAATGGCATCCTTAAGTCCGGTCATGATATCCCGGGCTTCGCCTGCCTTTGACGCCAATTCTTCTTGCTGCATGTTGAGCAGTTCCTGGGCTGGATCAAGATCGTTAAGTGATTTACGCAAAGTGTCGACGTCGCTCCCGATCGCGGACGCAAATGCCTTTTGCTCGAACTTGTTGAGATCATCGAACACCACACCAGCCGAGGACAGTGACTGCTGGATCATCTCGAGACGCTCTGCCTCGGATGCGTTGAGCATATCGATTGAGTTTAGGTAGGGACCTCCGAGGAGTGCGTTCAGCTTGCCGACTGCCATGCCAGCGCCTTCGAATGTATCGAATTTCTCGCCGACCAAGCCCAATAACTCGTCAACTGACAAGCCGGTTGCTTTAGACTGTGCTTCAAGCTCTTTAAAGACGTTAATCATGCCTGCGCCATAGAAGGCAAGCTTGGGGGCGGCGGATGCCAAGTCTGATGCTATTTCGCTGATCGGCTTTCCGACGGATTTAGCCAGAGGGGCTATATTCAATAGCAATTGCTCTGCTTCGCCCACATTCATGCCCAGCGATTTGGTCGCCTGGTTAAGAATCTGCGATGATGTCTGTCCTGAAACACCAAACTTCTCCAGGAGTGCGGTGGTGCCTATCAGGCTCTCTGCCTCAGCTTCGGAGAGCTTAGTAAAGTCCCGGAAGCCGTTAAAAAGATCTGTAGTTGCTTTTGCCGCGTTCTCGGCATTTACACCGTAGGCTAAGTACTTCATTCCTGCAGCTTCAATGACACTGTTGTATTCATTGCCGGCGCCTGTTGCTCGTTTAAAGGCAGCGGTTGAGGTGTCTAATGAAATCGCAAAGTCGAGAGAATTGCTAGCAATTTTAAGGAACATGCCGGCAAATAGGTCGCCGGTTATGACGGACTTGCCCATTTCCTTGAAGAATCCCTGGAGTCCGCGGATGGAAGTGGGTAAAATCTTCCCCAAACTGGCCAGATTGGTGCCAATGCCCAAAACGCGATCTTGTAGCTGCTGTGCTGCGCCGGCGCCCTGTTCAAGCTGCTTATTTAGCTTTTCTTGAGTTTTGGCATATTCGTCCTTCTGCTTCTTGAGCCTTTGAATTTCTTTAAATTGTTTTTTGTATTCCTCGGTGCCAAGGGCCGTCTTCGACAAGTTGATTTCATGCTCGCGGATTTCGTCAGCCAGCATTTCCATCTCCGCGGCATGCCTCTCTTTCTGCGTTGCTCCCAGTTGTCGCTCGAGGTCTAAAATCTGTCTTTGGCGGCTGATGCGTTCCTCACTGGACAGTTCGGAGTCCATCGCGTACGCGGTTGAAGACCCGGTCGATTCCCCGGATGACATTTTACCCGCGGCCTTCTCCATTACGTTTGCGGCTCGGTTGAGTGCTGCGACGATTTTCTCGGAATCTGTCATGCTCATGCTAGATTAACCTCAGTTTTTGAAAGGCCAGCGCAAGCCGGTTTCTCTCTCAAAGGACTGGACTGATCCCATTAGCTTGTGCCGATCTCCCAGTGTGCGGGAGTCACCTAGTCCATGACTAAGATAGCTATCCATATAGCGCTTTTCGCCCTTGAGGGCTTTAAAAAAAGAATCTATCTGATTTTGAGTCCCTTTTACTGTGAGCGGCACATCAATGCCGGCATAAAAGAGATCGAATAAAACTGACCTCATGTCCGCTGCAAATTGGGTGTACAAGCGTTCATTTAGGTCTTTATTATTCAAGTCTATAACGATTTTTTGTTTTTCCATATCGAGGTGCCTCAGTCTAAATAGTTCTCAAAAGGAAAAGGCGTACTTTTGTACGCCCAAGATTTATTGAGATGCTTCCTCTTGTGCTTTATTCTGTTCTTCGAAGTGTTGAACAAGGCGTCGGAGGAACCAGCGTCGTAAGCCAGTCGGCAACATGTATGCTTCGTTGAACGACCAGTTTCCATGTTGTTTGAGCATAAAAAACTCTTCATACATGGACTCTTGATAACTAGAGGTCAGGCCAAAAAAAGCCGAGTGTAATCGGCACCTCCAGTCGTTCTGCGTGATCGCACGAGTCGCAGGTAAAGTCGCCAAATAGCTCTACATTTGGCATTGTTTCGTCATATACGGCGCGGATTCGTCGCGAAAGGATAACCGGCATCTGATCGGTAATCTGCGCGAGGGGTCCACGTTCCCTAATTCCATTTACTGAGACCAGGATGCTTCGAAGGATCTCTGTTACGTTACCCGTATCTTGTTTTAACTTCTTCCGGTTCTCGACTGTCTTGGTAATCCGGGATTCGTCAGCGCCAGTAAGCAATCGAATCTCCATTCGTACCGGGGGATCAAAGTCTCCGATGGTTAAAAGAAAATTACCATTCTCTAGCATGGTAACGTCCTCTTCCACCGAGGATTCTTTAATTGTCTTCTCGGATAAGGAAAAGTCTTTCTGGCTTGATACACCACAAGCATTGCAGGTGATGTCGGTACTGTATGTATCCCCGAAGCCGGTCTGCCGAATAGCAATTAGGATCGCGTTCTTGTCGCCGATCAAGAGGGAGTTGGGATCAATGGTTTTGTCGATTAAAACAGACTGAATCAGTCGCTCCATGACGATCCCCTTCTTGAGGAGACTCTCTGATGTCAGAATGTCCTCTTCCTTCGCGGTCATGTGCCGGATCTCTACCATATCCACGTTGTGAAGAGGATGAGAGGGGGGATAAAACTGTCCCTTGCTCGGTATCTCTACAAACTCCGTGGGAGTGGTAAAGGAAAAAATGTTTGTATCCACCATATGCGCTGGCATTGGGGGAAGGGGCTCACTAGCAGGGGCCCTCGTAGTCCTGTTGGAGTTTTTTCTACTCACCTGTCACCTTCTTTCTAAGATTAGGTTGCGTTGTGGAGTGCCATGGTGGCGAGTCCCACATTGTACGTAGCCCAATCATACCGGAATTCTAATGAAACATTAAGGATTCCTTCATTATCGTAATTTAGGTCACCAAACTTTGCGGAAGTAATAAAGGCATTGTGGAGTTTCCAAGTGCCTAGAGTGCCGCCGTTGCCGGACAGCTCTTCGATTTCTACCTGCCCAAGAGTGATTGCCGCGGCGTTCTTGTTTGGGGTGCTCGGATCCTGGTTACCAAGAAAAATATCTTCCTGTATATCTGGCTGTAGATATCCCATTTTTGTGAGTGCATCCATCATGATCTTGTTACCATCCGGGCTGACTGCGTTAACAATCTCTGCCGAGACAGTTCCCCACTCGACGATGCCGGGGTAGTAGTAGGTGTTGCCCAGAAACTTGTGCGGAGTATTGCTGACTGTATAAGACGGCTTTGTAACCGACTTAGCAAGATAGTCTTGATAAGCGAAGTTGTGGGGCGGCAAGCTTGATAGCTCCGGAATTCTCAATATAAATCTATGTTCGCGTTTCGGCTCTGATAGGGGGTTTGTCCAAAATGTCATTCTCTGTGTCTCCTGTTGCGATCCTTATATTATATAGTGAGGGAGAGATAAACCGCCCTCATTATTTTAATCGTTGAACGCTGCTCCCGTTCGTGTAATGTTGAAGTCAATAGCGATGAATTCAATTGCTCGTGTCGGCTTCAAGAAAATCTGAGCGTACAAGACGTTCCGATCAATCAGCTCTGCCGTAGTGGTTGACTCGTCGAGGACTACCTTATAGTCAGAGAGACCAAAGCTAGTCTTAACGTTTGCCAGGAAAGGCTCGACCTGAGAGGTGAACCGTGCCCATGTAGTCTTCACATTGGGATCGAAGAGAATCTGCGATGCCATTTGCGAAATGCGCTTCTTCACGAAGATCATCAGCCGGCGCACGTTAATGCGGTCAAGAGCTGACGGAGTGACCTGAAGTGTCTTCTGTCCGAAAATCACAATACCTTCTGCCGGGAACTTGGCAATCGGGTTGATGTTTGCTGCGTATAGATCGTCGCGGTCCTTGCGGCGCAACTGGTGCGCCACATCGATCACGGGGATACCAGCAGCACCCTCGCTTAAGCCACCGCGATTAAATCCAGCTGGGGCGAACCACACCTGGGTCTTTCGCTGCGAGCTAGAGAATGTCCCGATAGCTGCGACAGAGGGCGGTAACCAAACGAGAGAGCCGTTGATGGCATCCCTGGCGCGCACCCATGGGTAGAAGGTACAACCATAAGAAGTGTTGAGTCCTCGCGAACGCAAGCCGTTAATAGCCTGGCGAATTGTGCTGGCCGAGTTATTGCGTGCTGCAGCCTTGCCCTCTGATCGCGGCGTGTAGCCGTTAGGAAGGTCGATAACTGCCAGGGTGTCTGCGCGTTCTTCACATGTACGAATCAAATTGGTGGTCAGAGTTTCGTTGGTGAGTCCCGGGATCGCGGCAACATTCATTTCAACCATCTCGGGGTCGGCAATTGAATCAATCGCGCGGCGGATGGAGTTAAAGGTGTAGCTACTGCGGTCGTTGGGCGATGCGGGGAAGGTCTGGTTACCAAACGGGTCCATCTCAAGCACACTTGTACCGTCGAAGCCGCCATACATCGGAACTGTGAAGCGATCATAGCCCGCGTCAAGGACACCCGAAACTGCGCCGGATGCGTATGTGTAAGAGCCTATTGGAGCGCTTCCTGCGGACGTCTCGTTGTGTGAGCCACTGACCCAAACACCGTTAACACCGCCGGCTCCCTGAGCCACATCATCTAGAGTGAACTCCATGGAGCGTTCTGCGCCGGCGTTGGCGACTGCGAACATATTCGCAACCATGCCGCCGCGGGGACGCAGGAGATCGATGTTAGAGGTATCGTACACTGTTCCACCGGGAGTCTTGGTTGTCTGGTAACCGAAGTAAGCATCTGTGTTGTTGCTTAGGTTGCCGTCAGATGCGCTTACGCGAAGCTCTGGGACTGGGTAGAGGACGGATGCTGAGTAAATCGTTGAAGCCTGATTGGCGCCGGCGAAGACGAAGGTAGATCCCGTAGTCCACAGTGACCACTCCGGGGTGACGCCTGCCGCGAACGACGCTGTTATCCAATTGTCGACTGTGCCGCCAGGCGCGCCGACGAGGCTCATAGGTCCGCGGGAGTCTTCGTCGTTATACTTGACGATTCCCCGCCAGCCGAAGGGAAGCAGGGCTGCGTCTGTCTGCTTAGCAGCAACGTCAGAAGCAACTGCGACACGGATGTAGCTAGAATTGCTATCATAGTCTCCGCGCTGGACGTAGCGACGGTCGTCTTCTTCCCATACTTCGTGGCGATCGCCGATTCGTCGTGCAACATAATTTAAAGAATCAGGATTGAGATCGCAGTTATTGAACTGCTCAACCACTCGTACCACATTGTCTGAATCACTTAAGTGTCGCAGAACAACGGAGAAAGTACCATACTGGGTAGAATCGTTGGTCGAACGTACGATGTCCTGAATGGAGATCTTAATGTTACGGTTTGTCCAGTCCCCCGGTTCTCCGAGGGCATGGAAGGTCATTAAGTCTATGGGGCTAGAGGAGGGTCCCTGTCGATTACTGATAATAGCCGGGGTCTGAGCTGCCTGGAGGGGGGCAAGGTAGTCATCGCCGCCGACCGAGGAGCCGCTTATAATCTCCACAATAGCCGCGAATGTCGCGCCAGCAGGAACGTTTGCCGCCAAGTGACGGTCAAATGTCTCGCCGAGCCAGTAGTAGACTGGAGTGTTAGAGATCGTGCTGTTGGCGCGCTGAGGGTTTGTGTTAAACACCTTGCGGATATAACGTGAATCATTCTCGTTGAAGTTAAAGATGAATTCCTGCGACGAGAGGGCTACGCCATCGGCGCCCTTAATGATCGCTTTAAACTGCTTATCAACGCTATTATTCTCGGCAATCACTAGTCCGGAGCCGCTGACTGCGGATGCTGTGGCTGTTCCGAGGTTCCCGACAGCGGAGAACTCGGCGATGGCGCCGGACAACTCAATTTTAGTGTCCGCATCATTTGTGTAAAAAATGGCAGCCAGGGCGCCGGTCACACTATACAGATAGTCGGCCGATGACGATCCGAATACAACAAGACCGTAAGCCTTGGTAACGTTCCAGCCGGCCTTGCCTGCCGTCGTTGACGGTCCGCCGTTGGCGGTGGTCTGATCGCCTAGGAGGCGGATGTAAGTTAGTGGAGAACTGTTGCGGAGGTATGCCTGTGCTGCATAAGCACCATACGTCGGGGCGCTGGTGTTGTTACCTTCGCGCCAGACATCACTGCCAAGGTCGCCAGCTGCTGGCGTACCAAAAACACTGGTGAACTCTTCAAACGAATTAACGGTGGTGGGCCGGAGTGCCGGTCCTTTTTGCGCTCGTCCGATAATAACCGGTCCGATTCCTGCGGGTGACGCAGGGACTTGGGAATTGTCTATCTCGTTGACAAAAACGCCTGGCGATACAAATCTATAATTTTTAACTGACATTCGATACGTTCTCCTACATTATGAAAATGTTCAAAGTAAATAGTATTAAGTAGCAGCAATGGTACTATTCTCTATAAAATCCATCTTTAATATTGTCAGGTATATCTCCTAACACTGTTCTTTCACGGCCCATCTTAAATTCCACAGCATTTTCGCGTCTTACAATCTTGGGTCGCTCCTGGTTATCTCCCTCTCCGATAAGGTATCCTAGGGTTTCGATATTAAGAGTGGTTTCATAGTTTCTCTGTGCCATTCCTAAGTTTGCTTTGTTGGATCCCACAGCAAAGGAGCCGTCGATAAAGATTTCATACCGGTGACCTTCATTTTCAATGCGTCGAGGGGTTCGGGAGTTCCCGGGCACTGTCAAGAAGGGACGAATTAATTCATTCAATTGCTGCTGGTATTCTGTGCGCACCGTAATCTCATACATTATCTTCACCCAGACCGGGATTGGCATTGTAATGGTCTCGTACACAGTCTTCGCGGTTGACATATTGCGCTTATTCGTATTTTTCATTTTACTTGATACGGTCCCGTCGGCGCCATACTTGCGATTAGCGGCTGCGTTCTGGAACTCTGCAGTTTTCTTTTGGTTGATCTTGCGGGCGATCGTGATGGTGCTGCCGCGGGCATCGTCCACAGGATATAAATTGGCATACACGCTTCCCTTAAAGTTGGGCTCCTTGGTGACCGAAGATCGGTTAATAGTAATAAGAGGCAAAATGAGCGCTTCTTCTTTGTCGCGCAGATCCTTGTTATGTTTAATCTGATAGGAGCGCTCAGCTGTCACCCAAAGGACGGGCACTTTTTGAAACCCATCGTTGGTCATGACAGATAGGTTTAACTCTTCATCGATAAATCGAAGCATAGCTCCATCAATAGTTTCTAAGCTAGACGGAGCGAACTCTATTTCGTGAAGCTTCGAAGCAACTTTTTTATCTCCGATATAATCATATTGATCAGCTTTTTTATTCTGTATTTCTTCTTGTGTGAGCTTGCTGCGGGACATGCTGACTATCCCACAAAGATGCCGGTGGGCACATTAGATAGAACCTTCTCGGCAGCGTCTTGCATACCAGAGTCAAGAGTCGCGAGCCTGTCGTACGTTGTCTCGTCTAGAATTGTTTTCAGCTCTAAGCGAAGTGCGTCCTGCTCTGACTTAGACTGCGACAGAAGATCCGATGCGTTAAGGGTAACACTCTCGCCGGGGATGGGCACAGTTGAAAACTTGCCACGAATTTGTCCGAGCATCTCTTTTGTTAAGGCTATAGCAAAACGGCGGATCCACTGCTTTCCAATTGAATTGATATTCTCATAAGGAATATTCTGGAAGGGTAAGGTGTTAAGGTTGTTAACGCCGGCAACGCCGCTCTTTGCTCTCTCTGATTCTTCCCATGGCTCCAACTCACGACGAATTGAAAACTGTACCCAATAATTATCAGGACTAGTCGAGTCTGGCTTGGGAAATATTCGCATTCTATTATCAAGAATTTCATATGAATAATGAGAAATGCGAGTATAAAGTGCGTCTTCGTATGCCATGGCTTGCAGCTTGTTCTGCCAGGTAGGAACTATTTCAAAAGTAGAATCGTCGGCATACTGACCATATGTGCGCATGTTGCCCACCACGGAGAAGCCTCCATAGTATCCATAGAAGCGCCACATAGCGCGGGGAGTCTTAAAAAAGACTTTGCGGATAATGACTCTTTTGTCTTTTACTTTTCCATAAAAAGAAGATCCAATATCTGTTGCGGAAGAAGCAGAGATAATCGTTTGAAGATCGTAGTCTTGTTGGTCAGGTACCATTTTTACAGAGGCTGAGTATATCGGAGTGGTCCCGCCGATTCCTGTTTCTGTCGCCAGTCCCTCGGATATCCTTCGAACATATCCGTAATCAAAGCGAGGGTAGCGTAATTCGATGTTGGAGCCAGACAAAGAGGAGCCGGAAACAAATTGTCCGTCCTGATCGAAGGAACCTGTTGACGCTCCGAGATATGCCGAGAGAGAGTTTTTACTTTGATGAAGATTAACAAGGTATGAATATTCAAGAACTGATTCTTCATAGGCAGCATAAACGTTGCCTTCGGTTAATTCAATGTCGAGGACATCGCCGCCGAGCTTCTTGTAAGTATAGGCCACCTGATCTGCTGCTCCTGAAAGGAACGCGGTTGAGGTGGCATACATTCCGAATGGGAGCG